AAGTGTAACACCCGAAGGCATAGAACCAAACCACTCATAGATCCAAGCAACCCATACATATTTAGTATCAACTTCACCTCCAACATTCGTTAGAACATTAGCAACATGTAAACTCGAAACCAAGACTTCTATTATCATTCTTCGAACTTGACGTTCATTAGGAGTAGAATTATAGTAATATCTCTCAACAATATCGAGACAAAGAAAGTAAAGAACAATCCTATACCTGCCATCATAACCACTATGATCACCAGCTATTTTATTGTCACCAACTTCACCTAAATACTTGGCCAAAATTGTCCAATCATAACTATAAGGATTCAACCCAATAGCTATTCCATTGTAAACTTTGTTACGCAAACAAGCCATGATGAAAGAACCAAAATACATTCTGATAATAATACTAAGATCCAAAGGTTCACAACTAATCAACCTAGTAGAACCATCACGAACTTTATCAAGAGGACGCGTTTCATCTTTCAGACTATCAGCAAATAGAAACTCGGGCTGTAATCCCTGTTCCATCTCCTCAATCTTCTGGTCAACTATCTTCTCCACCGCGACAGCAGATTTAAGATCAAAATTGATATCACCGTCTTTATCAATAAAGTGATTCTTTTTCTTTCTCATCTTGCCTTCTAAGCCAAAAGGATACCCAGCAGACGAAGACATCGATAAACCTTTCATAGTATCATAACCAGCAACAGCTTGTCTGAAACTTAAAATGAAAGGTTTTTCTATATCCTCTTTCTCTCTATCACAGTTAAGAATAGCATTTCCGGTTTCAATACCTGCCCTTTCCCAGAGTTTGGCATTAGTTAGCTCAGAAGGAATGCAATATTTCTTCCTAACCTTAAGTGCTGGACGTAACTCTCCTCTATCTGAAAGAAGTGCCGGAGCAGTCATAACAGGACCTAATTTTCCATAAAGCGGAGCTCTACTTATATTAGTCTTAGAATTACTACTCATAACAGCCGTTTGTCTAATGATAGGAAACTTGCTAGGAATACCACATTGGTCCTTGGGAACACCTTCTAGAGAAAAGGGACCACTCTCAATAACACCAAAGTACTCGAGAGCAGCATCTATAGACTCCCTAGAAATACTAACACCAAGACCACCACTCAAACCATCACCTGCAACGTGAAAACCAACTATACGAGGCAAGGGATTACGCGAATCAATCATAAAGATAGGAGCACCACACTCACCATCTTTAGTCACAATGTTATAACCAAAACCACTTGTATAATTATAACCATAATCAGTATTACTACCTTTATCGGTCATAGTAGGTCTACAAACCGTTCCAGTCTCAGCATGAGTCTTTTTACCATCTTCACCCTCGTTAATTCTAATCAAAGAAGCTGAAAAAGGAACTTTAATAAGTTCACTATTCTCAGACAAAAAGAAATGACATATACTCTTCTTGGCAGGTATCCAAATATCTGGTATTCTAAAGAATAACAAATCTTCATTATCTACCGAAAAGTGTACAAAATT